TGCCACAGTAAGTAGTCCTGTCCAGCTCCCCGCAGTTGCAGGTAGGATGCCTCCGTACTCGGCGCTGACTACTACTGAGTCGGCGTTAGAGAATCCATGAGCAGGAGCTGTTAACACTCCGGGAGATGCTAGAGTACAAGTGAACGGCAGCCATGGGAAGTTGCCTAAGTAATCCCACCAGAGCAAGTTGCCTGTCGTTAGAGCATCGAATGCTCCCACCCCTAATATCGTGCCCCAGGCACCCGTAGACGCAGGGAAGATGATGTCAGCCACGTTCGACGTTGTGCTAGGGGCTGAAGCTCCTGCTGCATTCCACGTAGCGCCGCTCGTAGTAACTCGGGCGTAAGCGCCAGTACTGGGCTCAGTGAAACCGGTACCAGCATCTGTTCCTACAGCTGTAAACAGCCCTATGTAAGCCGTAGGTAGAGTACCAATGGAGGTCTTGCCAGTAGAATGGTCTAAGACCTTCCTGGCCCAGTAGTCTGTGTAGCCGGTCATTAGATCACCTCAGGCCTTCTAGTGAGAAGCTGAACCCTTGGAACGTTATGTCAGGTGTTACTCCAGCCACTACTGACAGCTCGTCGCCAGCCACGAAGTTAACAACTGCACCGCCTACTGTTGAGAAAGTAGCCAGGTTACGTCCTGTTGATCCTGACGGGAAGGTGACAGTTCCCACGCTAGTACCGTTCTTGCGGACATCAAAGGCGACAGATGATGTAGCGGCTGTCATGTCGATGTCACCTCGTGAGCCGCTGAAGTTGGCTGGGAACTGAACGTTGTAGCCGATAGGCAAGCTGTATAGTACTTCAATGGTAAGTGGCTTACGGGCTTGCAAGCTGTAGTACGGCGAGAACTTGTTCTGGTACAGCGGAGCAGTAACTGTTGCGTTCGCACCGGCCGTATTGGTAGAGTCGCCTGCAGAGTTAGTCGCCACTAAGAAATACGTCCACGTAGATCCGTTGGCTAGCCCTGTATCAGTATACCCGAGGGTCCCTCCGCTAACTGTGGCCAGCAAAGTAGCGCTAGAGAACGGCTGCGACAGACCAGTAGCTTTGTACACCTTGTATGCTGAGACAGCATCGCCAACTGCATTTGCGTTCCACGTGAGTGCTACTTGGCCCGTACCTGCCGTTGCTACTAGTCCAGTAGGCATTGCTGGAACTGTAACACTCAGTGCGCCTGAGTTCACTATAGCTGAGGTCGCCCAAGTACTGAATGCTAGTCCGTTTGCACTAGTCGCCCGAACACGGGCTTGATAGTTCGTGCTACTTAGAGCAGGCATAAAGGCATACGACGAAGCAGCTGCTCCTACTTGAACATCAGCTGCTACCCACGTTGTACCGCCGTTACTTGAGAACTGGACTTCATTCCCACCCAGAGACGGTCCAACTGAGATAGTCCAGGTGAGGAGCATCCTTATCAGGATCGTTCCATCAGTCTGTACAACGCGTTGCGATACGAGTAACGGGGAGGTGGGAGGAGCGATGTCGTACGCTACGCCTATAGGCGTATAGGTGTACGCTACAACAGTACTGATATCCTGAACCATCCCTCCGAATGTATTGACACTAGTCAGCTTAACGTAGATGGTCTTACCTACCCATTCAATAGGTAGGTTGTACTTCATCACCACGCCAGGATCGATACGTGAGAAGGTGGCTCCTAGAGCGTGAGTCTCGTTTGGCATTCCAAACTGACCTCTCCGCAAGTAGGTGAGGTTGTACGCAGTCGACCCGCTAGCTGCGACGGCACCCCAAGACAGTACCTCATCATCGATCAAGCTCGCCGTGGTTCCTGAATCCGCATCGGTATGTGTAATGCCTGTAGGCAAATCCATACCGCTGATAGCCATGTCTACTGACAACGTATTGGTGGTATCAGGGTCTACCGTTCCTGCTGGAAGGTTTGCAGTCAACAACCCTTGAGGGGTGGAGGTGACTATTCTGCCCGACTCAGCATAGTTAAGGCCGTCGATGCTGAGATAGACTATCGCTCCTCCCCAGTTAGGACCTCCAGATGCTCCAATCCAAACCTCAGGCGGACCTCCGGTAATGCTGGCCGGCGGCTCAATAATCATAGGCCGATTGACATCACCAGGATCTGCATACTGATCGAATCCAGGGTCAAAGGTAGATGATGGCTGGTTAGGCATCTCTATGGTCACAGGCAATGTGTGTAAGGTCGCACCAACAGCCCAGGGAAACTCTTCAGCCTTAATGTCTAGATTCCCCTTGTCGTCTTCGGCGATCTCTGTGATGCGTATAGAGACCTTATTGAGTCCAAGGTTAGGCTCAGTAATAGTAAGAAGGTCTCCCGGCTCAAGTAGGATGTAGGCATATCCCAACTTAAATGAGTAGGTATTGCGAATCGTAGTCAATCGTTGGCCGACCAGCGTCGCAATGATCTTCGCCACGTTGATATCGCATATCTCAGTAGCAGCTACTACCTGAGACTGAAGCAGTCCGAAGTCTTGAATTGATCCTAGATCCTCCCAGTACTGAGGGTTAGAGTCATAGTAGTTGTTCCGATCCAGACAGTCTATCTCAACCCTGTTGTAACCGTCACGTGGGTCTATACGGTCGTACATGATCGGGTCTGAATCCCTAGCAGACGACTCGAATACATAGTCGTCATAACCTAGGTCGTACACAGGCGCCAGATTAGGGAAGTAGCTGACGACACCGTCAGTAATAGGATAGGGGGCAAGAGGGGCAAACTTGAGCTGGGTGCCAGTCCAGAATATCCACGTGTTGCTTAGAGTTGCCCAACGCTGCAGGGTATTCATAGCTTGATCTTGAGTGTCGAGCATTGGAGAGGCTATCAGGGACTGAGCCTGACAGTAATCGTGAAAGCCGTTCCAGGTAGTGTCATCGACGAATGGAAGAAGGTCAGGATCCATACCGTACCGAGAATTGCCTATGAAGTCCTTGATGATGTCAGCGAAGTTCGCATCGTGGCTGCGATCGTATCCGACGCCTGTGTTTGGTACTGATCCTGTAAGGTCTCCCGCAACTTCAAAGTTCATTGCAGGCAGAGTAGCTGCTGATCCTAAGTCGAAGTAAGGAGAGTACAGATAGGCTAGTCCTCTGTTCTGCATCCCGTCTAAGCCAGGACCTGCGCTGTTAGATCCGTCTAGCAGACCCAGTATCAATGAAGCCAGCGTTGTCACGCTGTTGTTGGAAAAGACTCGCAAGACGCCCTGGATAGGACCTTCGCACAGACCTAATTCGATCATTGCTGTATAGGTGGTACTGCCGCCTTTACCCTTCCCTCCTCCCTTACCTCCCTTACCACCTTTACCTTTGTGGGCTTGGAAGTTAGCTGCCCAGAATAGATTGCCAGCCAGCTTGTTAGTACCCCACAGCAGAGTGATGGGGATACCGGCAGTGCTAGTCTGTATCTGCATAGACGTGTAGTCAGGCTGAGCCTGAGACTTAGAAGAGCTCCCGAATAGACCAGCCATTAAGCGCTCCCGTACTTCTCACGAAGGCGAGCCCAGACGTCGAAGTACTTTCTAGGCCTCAGAGTCTTCCCATCACGCATGTACGTAAGCCATGCAGCATCAAGACGTTCGGCGAACGTAATCCCGTGGAGCTGTGATGCATTCATGACCCGATTCTTACTGATCACAATCCCTCCATGGCTGAAGCATCTTCCAAACCTCCAGACCACGACGTCTCCAGGTCGGGGGCTCTCCACTTCTACTCCTGACTCCTGCAGCCATTCTAGATACTTCTCGGTCCCGATATGGAGATGCCAGTCAGGAGAATACGGCCTAGGATCGAAGGGCTTGAAGACTCCAGCGTCCACCCAGCACCTTACTAGGATCATCGAGCAGTCGACACAGCCGTTCGGTCCTTTAATATCTCCCTGCTGCCTATACGGAGTGCCATTCCACGATAGCGCCTCTTGTATTACCGCCTCACGCTGTGCTTGCTCAATCTCATCCGTAACAGGTACCGATATAGGCTCAACCTCCGGCATGAAAGGTGTTTGAGTGTGAGGGTCGTATATGGACTCTGGAGGTGCTATACCAATTCTGGCCATCAGAAGACTCCTAGATAGCAAACGATGCAGGAGGTATGTGTGGGAATCCTCTGAAGTGGGTCAGATTGTTGAAGAACCCACATCCACCAGACCCCATTGTCTTGTCGCACCCAAACGTTACCTTGAAAGTATCTCCCGGGCTAGGATTGACATACAGTGACGAGATTAGCATTACTCCGCTACCGTCAGCCCACTGTATGGACTTCCTCTGACCTGTTGCAACTCCCATGTCGAACGTGGCAAACCCTAATGCAAGCTGCTGTGGATTACCGCCAGTAGGATCCCCTGTCCAATAGATGTGACCGTCAGTCGTAGTGTGGTCGACAGTAGCCGTGAAGGTGAATGCGCTAGCCAGTCTGGTACATCCGACAGAGTATAGAGGCCAGATGCAGTTGATCTCGTACCTATTCTTCGGCATCTGCTGCATCATCTTGACGTTACGGCTACTCCATGTCACAGTCGATCCTCTAGCTCCTCCGCTGACTTTACCTCCAACTCCATCCCAGATGTCAACTAGCCCTAACGACGTATCACCAGGAGTAGGCATTATCGCACGCTGAAGCTTGATAGAGCTGTTGTCTAACAGACCGTTGTGAATCATAGTCTTGATGTTGCCAGCCGCATAGTCGTCGCCTGAAGACATGATAGTCATGTCCATGGTAGACACTTCTAGAGTGTTCTT